ATCCAAATGGAGAGATTGATTTAGTTGAAGGTAATGTGATTTTCTAAAATAAATTTGGTTATTTAAAAATAAATTCGTATATTTGTTACAATATGGCAAAGAAGAAGTTACTCTATGTCTGTCCACACTTATCAACAGGAGGACAGCCGCAATACACATACAAACAGGTAAAACACTTTATTAATGATTTTGAAATCGAAGTTGTTGAAATAAATAATAGTGGTGGCGATGCGTTTGTAGTTCAAAAAAATAGAATTAAATCATTAGTTCCAATTCATACGTTGGATACTGATAAATCTAAGATATTAGATGTAATTAAACAATATCAACCCGATATAGTACATTTTCAGGAGATACCGGAGTTTGATTTGGATACTAATATATTGGATAAAATATTTGTTGATGATAGGAATTATTTTATATTAGCAACAACACATGGTTCATATACTAAGCCGGATGAAATACGATATCAACCTGACAAGTATGTTTTGGTATCGGAGTGGAGTAAACAAAAATTTGAAGAAGCTAATTTAGGAGTTGATTTAGATATATGGGAATATCCAATAGAAGAATATAAATTTGATAAAGAAGCTGCACAAAAAGAATTAGGATTAGACCCAACTTGGAAGCATGTACTTAATGTTGGATTATTTTCACCTGGTAAAAATCAAGCTGAAATATTTCAAATAGCAAGACAATTAGAGAAGTATAAGATTAAGTTTCACTTTGTAGGAAATCAAGCTATGAACTATGAAGATTATTGGAAACCACTTATGCAATATAAGCCCGATAATTGTATCGTATGGGGTGAGAGAGATGATGTAGATACGTTCTATTCTGCATGTGATTTGTTTTACTTTTCATCTAAATTAGAATTAAATCCATTATCAGTTAAAGAGGCACTTTCATATAAGATGCCATCTTTATTTCGAAGATTACACACTTATTTAGATACCTATGATACAAACAAATTGGTTAGTTATATTGATGATGATTTAAAATTAACTAAACGAATTATATTAGAAAAGCTACAACCGGAATTCAATGAAATACCAGGTTGGTTTTCTTATACCGATTTGTATGATGAATTAGTTGAGAAAGTTCCTGCAAATGCAAATGTGGTTGAAGTTGGTGCTTGGTTTGGAAAATCCACAAACTATTTGGCAACAAAGATACAAGAATCGGATAAAAAAATAAACTTCACAACAATCGATACTTTTAAAGGAACTGATGATGAGCAATTACACCAATCGATAGTAAATAGTTTCACGGGTGATATATTTTATGAATTCATAGATAATACCACATTATCAAAAAATTATGGAACTTTTAATATAATCAAAGATACTTCAAAAAACGCGGCAAACCAATTCGCAAATTGTAGTATAGATTTTATAATGTTAGATGCTGGGCATTCCTATGATGCACTTATGGATGATTTGAAGGTTTGGTATAATAAAATTAAACCTGGTGGTTATATAACTGGTGATGATTATGGTGTATTTGAAGGAGTTACTAGAGCATCAAATGAATATTTTTATGGACAGATTAATAAAGGTAATCGTTCATTTATTCGTAAGAAACCACGTATTCAAATAAAACATTTATTGACTAGACCAGATGATATGAGAGAGATGGTTAGTATTCAATCTATTAAACAATTAGAAAAATATGGAATGGTATATCAACCAATCGTAAACGAAGTATATGAAGGATTGGCACCTGCTGAAAATTGTAGAAGACCGGAACATATAAGTAAAGATAATAAACCGGGTGAGTTATATCCTGGTGCTGGATTAGGTTGGATGACTGGTAGACACTATGGATGTTATTTGGCACATAGGGGAGCATTGGAAACAATGGATACTGAAAACTTTGATTACACTTTGATATTTGAAGCAGATGCATTTATTTATACTGGATTAGAAGAATTTGTTGAAATAGTACATAGAGCTTGTTTTATATCAGAACTACAAGATGTATATTATATATCACTAGCAGATAATCCATCTAGAGGTAAAGAAAAAATAGATGAACTATTTTCAAAAACAGCGTTCAATCAAGACCTTGCACATGCTTATTTAATACCAAATCGAACTAAACAATGGTGGATGGATAGAATTGTAGATTGTGGTTGGGATGTTGGTGACCTTTGGTTTAATCATGTATTTTATAATCATCCTAAGCCAAGATATACAACAAATAAAGTGTATAGTAAACAAGCAGAAGGATTTTCCCTATTAGATTTAACAGTTAAAACTTGGAGTTAATGATATACGATAATTTGGTAAAAAATAAAAATAATAAAATTGATATAGAAAACAAAGTTCATTATCATTTTGTAAAAGGGCCTTTTGTTGAAATTAAAGGACAAAAAAAGGCAGAATACAATGTTGAATTTGTGGATGGAAAAAGTAATAAAGTTTTATTCAAATCAACTATTGGAAATAATTGTTGGTGTAAATGTAACATAGAATATTTTGTAGATTGGAAAATTCTAATATATGAAAATGGAAAACTTTGGGCAGAGTATAATTACGAACCCGAAGGTAAAAAAATATATGTAGCATTAGATTCAAGAGCATTAGGAGATACATTAGCGTGGTTTCCATATTTAGAAGAATTTAGAAAAAAACACAATTGTAAATTAGTTGCATCAACTTTTATGAATGATTTTTTTTCAAACGAATATGCTGATATAGAATTTATAAAACCAGGAGATACTGCAACTGATTTATATGCAATGTATTGTATAGGCTTATTTTATAATGATGATGATTCTATAAATCTTTTTAAAAATCCAATTGACCCAAAAAAAGTAACACTTCAAAAAATGTGTTCTGATATATTGGGGTTAGAATATAAAGAAATAAAACCAAAATTACAAAGAAAAAATCCACCATTAGAAAAAATAAAACAAGTTTGTATTGGGGTGTTTGGAACTGCTCAATCTAAATTTTGGAATAACCCTACTGGTTGGCAAGATGTTGTAAATTGGTTAAATGATAAAGGTTATACGGTTAGATTGATATCTAAAGAGGGTGATGACTATATGGGTAATAAATTACCAAATGGAATAATTAAACATCCAAACGGTCCTATTGAATTGGTTATGGATGAATTAAAAAAATCTAAAGCATTTATAGGTATTGGAAGCGGATTAAGTTGGTTAAGTTGGGCATTAGATACCCCTACCGTTTTAGTAAGTGGATTTTCATACGATTGGGCAGAAATGCAAGATTGTATAAGAATTACAGCACCAAAAGGAAAATGCGAAGGGTGCTTTAATAGATTAAGATTAAATGCAGGCGATTGGAATTGGTGTCCAGACCATAAAGGAACTGAAAGGCAATTTGAATGTACTAAAAGTATTACATCGGAAATGGTAATCAACGAATTGGAAAAGTTTTTGTAATGAAAAAAGTTTGGATAAATGGATGCTTTGATGTTTTACATTATGGCCATTTTAAGTTAATAGATTATGCAAAATCATTAGGAGACTTAATGATAGGTATTGATTCTGATGAACGAATTAGACAGATGAAAGGTGATGGTAGACCGTTCCATACAGAAGGACAAAGAGTATTTAATTTAATGCAAATAAAAGATGTAGATAAGATTGTAGTATTTGATAGCGATGATTCTTTAAGAAATCATTTGAAAGAATACGAACCTGATATATTTGTAATTGGGGATGAATATATGTATAAACCTATTATTGGAGGAGATTATGCAAAAGAAATTGTATTTTTTAATAAATTAGATGGATTTAGCACCACAAAACTTTTAGATGATGAATAAAGTATTAGTTATAGGAGAAAGTTGTACTGATATTTTTGTGTATGGTACATCTGAACGTAAATCACCAGAAGGAAATGGTCCTGTTTTTGTTCCAATTAGTGAAACTTATGGATTGGGTATGGCAGCTAATGTAATGCACAATTTAAGAGCAATGGGAGTTGAAACAAATATATTTACCGATACTGGTAGTATTGTAAAAACTCGTTATGTTAATAAAGATACTAATGAACTCTATTTAAGAGTGGATGAAAATGATTCCGTTGATAGAATTGATATATCTAAATTATCTAATATATCTCAATATGATGCAATTATAATTTCAGATTATTGCAAAGGATTTTTAATGGAAGAAGATATATCTAAAATAGCATCCCTACATCCATTAGTTATTTTAGATACCAAAAAGAAATTAGGGGATTGGTGTAAGGATTTGAAATTTATCAAAATAAATCGATTGGAGTGGAAAAATAATAAAGATGTAATACGAGATACTGAATGGTTATTTGATAAAATTATATGTACTCTTGATAAAATAGGAACGGCACATAAACATATAACATACCCAGTTATACCAATAGAAAATGGAGATGTGAGTGGTGCTGGTGATACATTTACCGCTGGATTTGTTGTAAGATACTTAGATTCCAACGATATTGGTACATCAATTGAATGGGGAAACTATTGTGCTGGTGAAGTGATAAAGAAAAAAGGAGTTTCCGTATTTGGAAAATAAAAAAATAATATACTTATATATATAAACAATAAAAACAAAAATTTATGGCAGGATTAGATAACATTCCACAAAAAACAACGGTTGAAATTGAAGTAGTAAAATTAGATGAAGATATTCTAAAAACTATCACAGATTTAAATCAAAAATCAGCTGGTATCATTAATGAATTTGGACAAATTTACATCAGAAAAGATGAATTGCATGAGGAATTGATGAGATTGGAAGAATTTTTAATAAATGGAAAAGATGAATTCAAAGCAACAAATCTTCAATTAAAAGAAGTAATTGATGCATTAGATGATAAATACCCACAAGGTAGAATCAATTTAAAAGATGGTACTATTCAATACCAACCGGGTGCACCAACTAGAAGACAACTAGCTGAGCAACAAGCACAACCATCACAAGATGGTATGAAAGTTGTAAAAGAATAATCCGAATATTTATATAGTAAGAAAACTATATGAAAGGATTAGCAAAATTTTTAGTAGAAACAATATTAGATGAAGCGGCCGAAGTGGACAAAGTAGTTGTTGTCTATTCTGGCCGCTTTCAACCATTTCATAAGGGTCATTACGCAACGTATGACCATTTGGTTAAGAAGTTTGGAAAAGATAGTGTTTATATAGGAACTTCCGATGTAACCGATAATAAAAAATCTCCATTTGGGTTTAAGGAAAAGAAAGCAATAATGATGAAGATGTTTGGTATCTCATCAAATAAAATTGTACAAATTAAAAACCCATACGCTCCACAAGAAATACTTAATAAATTTGATTCAGATACAACTGGTTTTATAACTGTTGTAGGTGAAAAAGATTCATCACGTCTAAGTGGTAAATATTTCACTCCATATAAAGGTAAAGTTGAAATAGGATACCTTGATAAGGGGTATGTATATGCAGCACCTGCACAACCAAATGCTATTAGTGGTACTGATGTTCGTTATTGGTTAAGTGCCGGTAATGAAGAAGAAAGAAAAAAGAATTTTACAAAAGCATATCCGAAGTTTGATGACCAAATATTCAAAATGATAACTCTTAAGTTGAAAAAACTTAAAGAATGTATTAATGAGGAAATAAAATTAAATGTGAATGTTGGTGACCAAATCCTAATGGGTAAATTTAAAAACAAAAAAGTAATTGTTAAATCCATAGGCAAAGATGAATGGGGAATGCCAACAATCAATGGTAAAAAGGCGGTAACATTTAGAATTCCCAAAAAAGAACAATTAAAAGAAACCGCATCAAATAATGGGTTTAATGGACAAGATGAACCCGATACATCATTTGTAGCTGATAATCAACCAAGAATACTAAACACCGCAAAGCCTGAAAATTGGTATAAGCAAGGTGGATATACTCAATTAGATACTCCAAAAGCTGATGCTATGAGAGGCAGAGGTAAATCAAAAGATACCGAAACTCAATTCAGAAAAGCATACTATAAAATTAATAATGTAGTACAAAGTACACTAAATCCGGCCGATGACCCACATAAAGTAGAGAATTGGGATGATGCTTATAGAGAAAATCCTGAACAAAAACCTAAAAGATTTTGGGAACTTCCTAAAAATCAAAAACCTCAAATAATTTCAAAAGATGATATAAATGAAATGATAGATGAGATGGGATTGGGTGGAGGAGCTGGTGTAGGATTATCTTTACCAGGTGGATATATTAATGGAGCACCGAACCCAAAAGACGCTAAGAAATTAAAATCTAAATTAGATGGTGATGGTAGTGAAGAATATACTCCAGTAAAAGAAGGATTAAACGATTTAGAGAAAGAACTTGTATCATTATATAATAAGGCTTTTAAGATGATGCCAAAATCTCCTGCACAAATGAAAGTTAGAGCAGAGATAGATAAAGTTAAAAAACAAATAGATTCATTAAAGAAAGAATCGATAACCGAAGCGGAAATGAACCCTGTAAAAAAGGTAGTAAACGCTATTTTGAAAAAGCATGGTGTAAATGCAATGAAAACTACATCTACTTCTGTAAGAGGATTTCATAATATTGTAAATAATGGATATAGTTATGATGGTAATAATTTCCTTCGTTTTTATAAAGTATCTCCTGGTGTTGTAGAAAAAGTGGCAGATGAAATTCAAAAAGCTGGTGTTCGTGTTTATTCAGTAAATAAAAGTGGTACTATTAAAGGTGATTTTTCAAAAACAGGATTAGTAAAGGAAGCTACTTCATCTGAAATTTTAAAAGATTTGGATAAAGTAAAATCCGATTTACTAAAAAAAGCAGATGTACTAATTACAAAAAAGAAAAAACTTTATTCTAATGTTGATATAGAAACACCAATGAGTGCAGATGAAAAGAAGTTAGATAAAGAAATTGCAGAGTTATTTTCAGAAATACAACAATTGATTCAACAAAAAAGAAGTTTGAAAAAAGAATCAATAAACGAATCACTATTATTGGAAGGTGGTGCGTATGGTCACATGAATCATCCGTTTGATATCGAAATGAATCTTACATTTGGTGACCTTAAATCAATTGTAACCAAAGCACTTAATGGTGACTTAGAATTGACTAGAGAGAAGACTGATGGGCAGGCATTAGCAGTTAGTTGGGTAAATGGTAGGTTAGTAGCAGCTCGTAACAAATCACATCTAAAGAGCAAAGGAGCTGGTGCTATGACAATAGGACAGGTAGCTGAAAAGTTTGGAGGTAGAGGTGGATTAACCGATGCTTATAACTTCGCTATGCAGGATTTATCTAAAGCAATAGCAGCACTATCCGAGCCACAAAGAAAGAAAATTTTTAAAGATGGTGCATGTTTTATGAATTTGGAAGTAATATATCCAACATCCGTAAATGTAATCCCTTACAATCAACCACTATTAGTATTTCATGGTACATTTGAATATGATGATGCTGGTACTATTATAGGTGAGAATCAACAAGCTGCATCTATATTGGGTGGTATGATTAAGCAAGTAAATGCACATGTTCAATCTAAGTACACAATACAAGGACCACCAATGACTAAGTTACCTAAATCCGAAGACTTGTCTAAGTTGCAAGGAAAGTATTTAGGAATGATTTCTAAACTACAATCGGAATTTGGATTATCTGATAATGATGGTGTAGCAGATTATCATCAGGCTTGGTGGAGTAAGTTTGTAGAAAAAGGTGGAAAAAAATTAGATGCACAAGAAAAAATAGGATTGGTAAAGAGATGGGCATTCAATGATAAATCATTTAGAATAGCAACAATACAAGACCCTAAATTAAGAGCATGGGCTGAAGGAATAGATAAGCAAGACCAACAAAAGATATCAAAACAAAATCTAATGAGATTTGAGGAGATATTCTTAGGAGTCGGTGCTGATGTATTATCGTTTATGGAATCGGTACTTACTGCAAATCCTGATTCTGCCAAAAGACAAATGGTAGCTCGTTTACAATCAACAATCGCTCAAGTAAAAGCAAGTGGTGACCCTAAGAAAGTTGAAAAACTTAAATTAGAGTTACAGCGATTAAATGCATTGGGTGGATTTAATAAGATTGTACCAAACGAAGGTATTGTATTTGTATATAATGGTAACACCTACAAACTAACAGGTGCATTCGCACCCCTAAATCAAATTTTAGGTATTTTCTTCGATAGTTAATCGTTTTCTTAATTTTGATATACTTATATATACAAATATATTGTATATACTATGGCAAAGGAATTTAATAAAAAGTTTATGCATCCAACTCGTAGAAAGTTGGTGGATATGGTATTGACTGGGGGTGATTATCAAAAAGAAGCATTTGTGTCATTTGCTGGAGCCGATAAAGAAGTAATAAAACGTAAGGTTGGTGAAAAATGGACAGATGAAAATGGTAAATCTTGGGAACAAACTGAAGGTGGTAAAATAGAATTTTCGGAGTTGGGTGATATTATGGCTGAAGCAAGAGCTTATTTGGATAAGTTAAACACTTGTAAATCTGATAATTGTAAAACAATCAAAATAGGTAGGGTTGATAAAAAATTGATATCTAAAACTGGATATTGTTTACACTGCCTTACAATAAAAGAATCTCAAATTAAAGTAGATGGATTATGGGAAGCTTATGAGGATTATAAAATATATTCTAATATGATTTCACATGGTAATGATATAGTGGCTCAATTTAAACAAGCTTATAGAGATGCAAAACAAACATACGAAGTGATTCAAGAAGATGGTAAGATTGAAACTTGGAGTATGGAGAGGGATGTTGAAGAACTTAAAGCAGAAATCCTTATGGAGATTGTTAAGTTTGAAGGTGAAATTGAACTAGCTACAAAACTAAGAAATGATGCTTGGGAAAAACTAAAAGATAAAAATTACGATTTAGTAAGACCACTTAACGATTAGTATGAGTACAGGTATAACACAAAAGAAATCTCTAAAAGAGATTATTGCAGATGAATACAAAAAGTGTGCGGTAGACCCGATTCACTTTATGAAAAAGTATTGTATGATTCAACATCCGGTGAGAGGTAAGATACCATTTCACCTTTTTCCATTTCAAGAGAGTACCTTAACTCAATTTGCTGGTAATCGTTTTAATATAGTATTAAAATCCCGTCAAACTGGTATCTCAACTCTTTCAGCTGGATACGCACTTTGGAGAATGTTATTCAATACGGATTTCAACGTATTGGTTATTGCAACTAAGCAAGATGTAGCAAAGAACTTAGTAACTAAGGTAAGAGTAATGCATGAATTACTTCCTTCTTGGCTAAAAGGTGGTTCTTTGGAAGATAATAAACTTTCACTTAAATTACAAAATGGTTCTCAAATTAAGGCTATTGCATCATCTCCTGATGCAGGACGTTCTGAAGCCTTATCACTTTTAATATTTGATGAGGCCGCCTTCATTGGTGATATTGATGAAATTTGGACATCTGCACAATCAACACTTTCAACGGGTGGTAGTTGTATAGCATTATCTACTCCAAATGGTGTGGGTAATTGGTTTCACAAAACTTGGTTATCTGCAGAAGAAAGTACCAATCCATTTAATACAATCAGATTACATTGGACTGTACATCCTGAAAGAGGTGAGGCTTGGAGAGCTGAGCAAGAAAAATTATTAGGAGCAAAGAAAGCAGCACAAGAGTGTGATTGTGACTTCGTATCTTCTGGTGATACGGTTATTGACCCAGAATTATTAATGTTCTATAAAGAATCATATTGTCAAGACCCATTAGAAAAGACTGGATTTGATGGTAACCTTTGGAGATGGGAATATCCAAATGCAGGTAGTTCTTATATGGTTATTGCGGATGTGGCCAGAGGTGATGGTTCGGATTATTCCGCAGCACATGTGATGGATATAACAACCGCTACACAGGTTGCAGAATATAAAGGTAAAGTTGATACAAAAGATTTTGGAAACTTCTTAGTTGAATTATCTACACAATATAACGATGCATTACTTGTAATAGAGAATGCAAACATTGGTTGGGCTTGCATTCAGCAGGTGATTGATAGACAATACAAAAACTTATTCTATATGAGTAAGGATTTGAAGTATGTAGATGTTGAAAATCAAATGAGAAACAAATACCGAGCAGATGAAAGACAGATGGTAGCTGGATTTTCGACAACTTCTAAGACTAGACCATTAATTGTATCTAAGTTGGATGAGTATTTTAGAGAAAAAGCCGTTATAGTTCGTTCTAATCGTTTGATAGATGAATTGTTTACATTTATATTTATGAATGGTAGAGCTGAAGCTATGAAGGGTTATAACGATGACTTGGTAATGGCATTTTGTATTGGATTGTGGATTAGAGATACTGCACTTCGTTTAAAGCAAGAGGGTATAGACCTCACTAAAAGAGCAATGGGTGGTATATCATCAAATATGCAACATTCTGGTGTTTATGGTGGTAGTAATATGGAGGATAATCCTTGGAAAATGAAAATAGGTGATGAGTTTGAAGATTTATCTCAATGGTTATAAAAATAGTAGTGTTTTGATAATTTACGATATTTATGGTATATGTCAAAATAAAAATTAAAACCAAATGATAAAATTAGCAAATATTTTGAAAGAAGATGAGTATGTTGACCAAGCATACGATATGGGTGATACTCCGACTGATAATCCAATTGATGATTATGATGAATTAGATGTGGAGCAAGAAGATATGGATGATTTCATAAACTTCTTAAAAAGTTACTCAACTCAATTAGAAGAAGCAAATTGTAATTGTGTTTATGAAGCAGAATATCAGGGTAGAGAAGTAAAATTGGGTAAACCATCACAAGGGGATGTTAAGAAGTTTAAAGTTTATGTTAAAAACCCAAAAACAGGAAAAGTAATTAAGGTAAACTTTGGACAAAAAGGAATGGTAATTAAAAAATCAAATCCTGAAAGAAAAAAATCATTTAGGGCAAGACACAATTGTGAAAATCCTGGTCCTAGAACAAAAGCAAGATATTGGTCTTGTAGAAAATGGTAAAATAAATTATGGCAGACGAACAACAATTAGATGACAGAAGTTTCTTTGGTAGACTTAAAAAGCTATTCTCAACCAATGCAATTGTAACGGTTGATAAAGATGGTAAGAGAAAAGTTGTAGATACTGAAGACCGTCAATATAATACTAACTTCGTAAATCTTAGAGATAGATATACTAAATTACAAAGGTCTTATTATGAAACTCAACAGGGTGCTCAATCAATGGCATATCATCAAGTTCGTAGAGAACTTTTTAGAGATTATGATGCTATGGATAGTGACCCAATCATATCATCGGCATTAGATATATATGCGGATGAAAGTACAACTAAGAACGAATATGGTGATGTACTTCAAATTAAATCTACAAACGAAAACGTAAGAGAATTACTTCATAATTTATTCTATGATATAATGAACATAGAATTTAATTTATGGCCTTGGGTTAGAAATTTAGTAAAATATGGAGATGCTTTCTTAGCATTAGAAATTGCAGAAGATAAAGGTGTTATAAATGTGATGCCACACTCAATTTATAATGTAGAAAGATTGGAGGGTACTGACCCTAATAATCAAAACTATGTAAAGTATAAAGTTGAATTAGACCGTTTTGGTAAAAAAGAATATGAGCAATATGAAATGGCTCACTTCCGCATGTTATCAGATACTAACTTTTTACCTTATGGTAAATCAATGGTAGAAGGTGCAAGAAGAATTTGGAAGCAATTATCACTTATGGAAGATGCGATGTTAATTCATCGTATTATGAGAGCACCTGAAAAAAGAATATTTAAAATTGATATTGGTAATATTCCACCGGTAGAAGTTGATAACTACATGCAAAAGATTATCAACAAAATGAAGAAAACTCCATTTGTTAATAAAGAAACTGGTGACTACAACTTAAAATACAACATTCAAAACCTTACTGAAGATTTCTTCTTACCTGTTCGTGGTAGTGATAGTGGAACAAATATTGAAAACCTACAAGGTTTAGAATATGCAGCTATTGAAGATATCGAATATCTAAGAGGTAAATTATTTGCAGCATTGAGAGTACCAAAAGCTTACTTATCGTATGATGAAAACGTAAATGGTAAAGCAACTCTAGCAGCAGAAGATGTTCGTTTCGCAAGAACTATTGAAAGAATCCAACGAACAGTTGTTAGTGAATTAACAAAGATAGCAATTGTACACTTAGCAGCTCAAGGTATTGAGGATTCTGAAATGACAAACTTTGAATTAACTCTTACTAACGCTTCTACTATTTATGAGCAGGAGAAAGTTAATTTATGGAGTGAGAAAGTAAGATTAGCATCTGATGCAAAAGCACTTAATATGTTATCATCCGATTGGTCATACCATAATATATTTGGTTTATCACAGGATGAAGTTGATATTGAAAGAGCAAAAGTAATCTTAGACCTTAAGGATAGATTCAGACATACTTCAATTGAACAACAAGGACAAGACCCGGCAAATCCACCACAACAACAAAATGTGGAGGAGGAAATTGGTAAACTTAAAACCGAAATTGAATTAAATAGAGGAGTTGGAAGACCAAAAGAAGGAAACACTTATGGTAAAGATAAGCATCCGTATGGTAGAGACCCATTGGGAGATGCTGAAAATCATAAAGAGAGAAAGAGAGATGATAGACACTTAAATGCAAACGCAAAAAAGCTTGCAAGAGAATATATAAACGGAATTTCATCAAAAAAGAAGGTTTTAAATGAAAAATCTGATATGTTAGATGAAAAAAACCTATTAGATGACACTAAAATTTAATAAAGAAAAATTTGTTTATATTTATATGTGTTAGTTTATAGGGTAGATTAAATATAGGGTAATTAAATGAAAAAAATTAAACATTCCAAGTTTAAGAACACTGGAGTGTTATTTGAGCTTTTAGTAAGACAAATAACATTGGAAGTTCTTAATGGCGATAAGAAAGAAACCGCTAAAACAATCGTAAGAGAGTTTTTTGCTCCCAATACAGAGTTAAATAAAGAGTTACGTCTTTATGATATACTATTAAAGGAGAAGTATAGTTCCGAAACAAAAGCGGATAGATTAGTAGAGACTGTGTGTGATGCACATGCTAAATTGAATCAATCGGCATTATCAAAAGAGAAATTTAATCTTATAAAAGAGGTTTCGGCTAAGTTTGATATAGAACAATTCTTATCATCACCTATAACTAATTATAAAGTTTTAGCTTCTATATATAAAGTATTTGAATCTAAAAGAGAATCAAATTATGATATTAAAGATATTTTTAATTCTAAAATTACTTTAATTGAGAATATTACATCTAAGCCCTCACAAAAACTTCAACCAACTGAAGATAAAAAGTTGATTGAAACCTATAAACAACAAGACAAAGACCTTAGATTACTAACCTACAAAATCTTAGTAGAAACTTTTAATAAAAAATATACAAATTTAGATGATTCTCAAAAGAATTTATTAAAAGAGTATATTAATAATATTACTAATACTACAAAATTCAAAGATTACGTTTCGGTTCAACTTCCAAACATTGTAGCTGAATTGAAAGCTATCAAAGCAAAGGTGGAAGATAAAGTTACTACAATTAAATTATCTGAAACTATTTCAGTTTTAGAAAAAATGAAAATGGGTAAAACTGTATCCGATTCTCAAGTTTCATCAATTATGCTTTCGTATGAGCTAATTAAAGAACTTAAATCTAAACTAAAATAATGGAAGCTAGATTAAAAGAGGCTATTAGAAAATACGTTAGAGAGCGTAATGTAAAAAGAACTTTGGATGAAATGTCTGTAACTGGTGGCGTAGCAGGATATGATACACCAGCTGCATTTGCAAAGCCCGGTCAAACTAAAAAGAAAAACAATAGATTGGCTAGTGTAACTGGTGGTACTGTTGTAGATGATTTAGAAGAAGCAAAAATATTAAATCTAAAACAAGAAAAAGAAAAACCAACCGCAGCTAAAAAAGAGCCAGGTGCAGAAATTGCAGATGTTAGTGGTATGATTATGGCTGAAAATCGTTGGTTAGAACTTAAAAGAGAAGAATCTTCACCAAAAGCAAAAGTTGGTAAAGGTGTTTCTAATATACAAAAACAACTTTCTGAAATAGAGAAGTTTGTTAATTGGTATTCTAAAATTAAGACAGAAAACGGACTTAAGAAAGAAGATTATTGGAAAAGAACAAACGCATCGTTATATAAAATCAGAGAAAGGTTAATGGGAATAACTGAAAAATTAAGAACACTATAATATGAACACATCAATTACAAAATCAAGACTAAAAGAATTAGTTAAAGAAGTAATGGTAGAAGAAGCAGATTACCAAACATTTTTTAAAAAGGCTTTAGAAAAAGCTGGAAAAGGTATCAACGATATGGATGACGCTGAAAAGAAAGCATTCTTTAATAAAATTGATTCTGCTTGGAATGGTAAGGGTGAGAAAAACGAAGAACTAACCGGTGGACAGCATAAATTAGATGTTGATAAAGATGGTGATATTGAAGCTGATGATTTGGCAGATTTAAGAGCATCTAAGAAAGAAGATATATCAACCGAATTACCAAAAGCAACTATACCATCTGCTGTTAAACAAAAAATGGCTATGGCTATTGATAAAATTAAAGATGCTAAATTAACTAATGTTCAAAAATTACAATTAGTAGCACAGGTGGTTGATAGTTTAGGTATTGATAAATCTCAATTAGGTTCTATGGCTTCTAAAATTAGAAGCAAAATGGAATCTAAAAAATAAGAATATAAATGAAATCATTACTAATAGAAACAAACCTATTTGAAGGTAAAGTAAAAGAAGATGAAGGAGGAAGAACTTTAGTAAAAGGAGTTCTACAAAGAGCATCTGCGGAAAACCAAAACGGTAGAGTATATCCTAGAGAAATCTTAATGAGAGAGGCTAAGAAATACGAAGTACTAATTAAAGAACGTAGAGCATTAGGTGAATTAGACCACCCTGATTCCACTGTAATTAACTTAAAGAATGTATCTCATAACGTAAGAGAAATCCATTGGGAAGGGGATGATTTATGTGGGACAGTAGAAATTCTACCAACTCCATCTG